TTTAGAGGTGGAAGAGGAAGACGACACGCCTCCTGAAGATCAAGGCAAAGAACCTTTACCTCAAGAAATGGTAGAGGAGTTAGAAAAAGATACTTTAGAGGATTATTCTGAGCGTGTTAAACAACGCATGTCTCAACTTAAAAAAGTGTGGCATGATGAAAGACGAGCTAAAGAAGAAGCAGCGCGTGAAAAAGAAGAAGCTATTGCTTACGCACAAAAAGTGTATGAGCAAAATAAAAGACTTCAAACTACGTTAAGCACAGGCGAAGAAGATTATATTAAGACATTAGTAAACTCTGCTGAAAGTGAATTAAATTTAGCCAAACGAGATTATCGTGAAGCTTATGATGCTGGCGACACAGAGAAAATAATTGAAGCTCAAGGAGCAATGAATAGTGCTCAAATGAGATTATCTCAAGCTTCAGCATTGAAACCTCAATATACCTCTTCACAAACTTCTGAAAGTAGTGTAGAGTCTAATCAACAACCAGTACGTCCTCAAGTACCACAACCAGACGCTAGAGCTCAGGCTTGGCAAGCAAACAACACCTGGTTTGGTAAAGATGAAGAAATGACTTCATTAGCTTTAGGAGTACATGAAAGATTAGTTAGAAGTGGCATAAACCCTACTTCTGACGAATACTACCGTCGTATAGATGAAACGATGCAAAAACGATTCCCTGAGAATTTTGGGGATAATTCGTTGGAACCGGAGAAACCCGCCCAACGCAAACCTTCTAATGTAGTTGCACCGGCAACGCGAAGTACCGCGCCAAAAAAAGTACGCCTAAGTAAGACACAAGTTGCTTTTGCTAAAAAGCTTAAGTTAACACCGGAGCAATATGCACGAGAAATGATTAAATTGGAGAACGCAAATGGATAAGGTAATTAAAAGGGAATCAAGAGAAACAGAAGTACGAGAAGACGTAGCGAAAAAATGGCAACCTGCCTCGCTTCTTCCAGAGTTCACAAAACAACCTGGGTGGGCATATCGTTGGGTTAGAGTTTCTTTACTTAATGAACCGGATAACATGAACGTTTCTTCAAAAATGCGTGAAGGCTGGGAACCGGTGAAGCATTCGGAACACCCAGAAGTCATAATACAGTCAGACCCCAATAGCCAATTTAAAGAAGGCATAGAAATTGGAGGTCTATTACTTTGTAAAGCTCCTCAAGAAATGATAGACCAGAGGAAAGCTTATGTTGGTGAAAAAACACGAGCACAGACTGAAGCAGTTGACGCACAATACATGAATCAAAGCGATCCACGTATGCCTAAATTTGCTGAAGGTCAAGAGAATGGTCGATCTTTTGGAAAGGGGAAAAAATAATTAGGAGAAACAATCATGGCAACTACAGCTAGTCCTTACGGACTTAAAGCAGTAAACCATATAGGCGGTACTCCGTACGCGGGTGCTACACGTCTATTACCGATTGCTTCTGGATACGGAACTAATATATACAATGGCTCGATTGTTGCAATCGTAGCTGCGGGAACTATTGAAATTGTCACTGACCAAGGTACTAATGGTGATCCATTCCCTGCTGGTGTTATTGGTGTTTTTGTAGGTTGTACTTACACAGACCCTAACCTCGGCACAGTGGTGTTTAGACAAAACTTCCCGACAGGTACAGTGGCAGACGACATTCAAGCATATGTTGTTGACGACCCAGATGTAATTTTTATGGCACAAGCGGACGCAGCGGTGACACAAGCTGACTTAGGTCAGAACACTCACTTAGCAGCAGTGCAAGCTACAGGTACAGGCGATACTACTACAGGTAACTCTAATAGTGCTATCGACGCTACAACAAATACGACAAACACTTTTGCTTTCCGTATTGTTGACTTTGTAGATAGTCCAACTTCAACCGTGGGTGATGCATTTACAGACTGTTTAATTAAGTTTAACGCAGGTATTCACTCATATGACAACGCAACTGGAATCTAATTAAGGAGAATAAATTATGGCAATTTCAAGAGCCCAGCTCCTTAAGGAGCTATTACCAGGACTTAACGCACTATTCGGTTTAGAGTATGAGCGTTATGGCGAAGAGCACAAAGAGATTTACGAAACTGAATCTTCAGATCGCTCATTCGAAGAAGAAACAAAACTAGCTGGCTTCGCAGCCGCACCTCTTAAGTCTGAGGGAGCAGCTATTGCGTATGACAACGCACAAGAAGCTTTTACAGCTAGATATAACCACGTAACAATTGCTTTAGGATTCAGTTTAACTGAAGAAGCGGTTGAGGATAATCTATATGATAGTCTTTCAGCTCGTTATACTAAAGCTCTTGCTCGTTCAATGGCAAATACTAAGCAAGTTCGTGCAGCTAATGTTTTAAACAATGGCTTTAACGGTGCTTTCTTAGGTGGTGACAATCGTTCACTATTTGGTACAGCCGCTGGCGGTGCAGTTACTAACCACCCATTAGTTTCAGGTGGTACAAACAGTAACGTACAGGCAGTTGCAACAGACCTTAACGAAACAGCATTAGAAAACGCAGTGATTCAGATCGCAGCGTGGACAGATGAAAGAGGCCTATTGATTGCTGCTAAACCTCGTAAGTTGGTAATTCCACCAGCATTACAATTCGTTGCTACTCGTTTATTAGATACTCAACAACGTGTTGGTACAGCTGATAACGACCTTAACGCATTGAGAAATAATGGTGCAATTCCAGAAGGTTACACAATCAATCACTTCTTAACAGATGCTGATGCATATTTCTTAACAACCGACGTTCCTAACGGTATGAAGCATTTCGAAAGAACTCCGCTTACTACTTCTATGGACGGTGA